TCTCTACTGCCCAAACCCAAAAGAGAGTTAGGGTTCCTAAAGCCTCAATAATTGAAGGAAGTATTTTTGTTTCCGCAGGAGAGGAAGTTTACAATGAGATAGAAAGTTTAAGTCTTGCGTCTGGCAGTACTGATGCTGTGTTTGAAAAGATTTACAATGACGATTATTCCTGTAGCTTGTTATTTGGGGATGATATCCGAGGAAAGAATCCTGCCAATGCGCAAGATTTTATAGTTTACTATAGAACAGGAGGAGGAAACCGAGGGGACATAGTAGAAGGAGCAATACGTAGTCAGGTAAAAGGAACCAAGAATGGAAGTACAAGTGTGGAATGTACCATAACAAATACAACTGTAGCAGCAGGTGGCGCCAATGCTGAAACGGTAGCCCACGCTAAGAAATATGCTCCCTACTTTTTCAAGACGCAATATAGAGCGGTAACCGGAGAAGACTATACTGCAATTGCAAATAGCTTCGCTTCGATTACTGGACAAACAGGGAAAGCTTTAGCTGTAGCTCGTCAAAGTGGAGCGGGTGGAAATATGATTGATATTTATACTTTGGCTAAAGCGACGGACACACAATTGCAACGCGCATCTCTTGCGTTTAAGGGAGACCTGTTAAACTACCTTGATGAGTTTAAAATGATAACAGACGAACTAACAATCGTGGATGGGTTAGTTAGAACTGTTGATTTAGTAGTAACTGTTTTCTTAGACCAAACTAAGGCAGCAGTCCAAGAAAATGTAAAGGCTGATGTAAGCCAGAGGATTACCTCATATCTTTCCTACGATAGTATGGATTTTGGAAAACCTTTAAGATTCCCAGAGCTAGCAAACTTTGTTATGCAAAACTCTGATATTAGGTTCTTTAAAGTTACCAACTATGAGCAGGACATTTATGTGAACTTTAATGAGATTATTCAATTGAATAATTTTGAGCTAAACTTTGAATTTGTATAATGCCGTACCGAGGAAATGAAGACGTATTTAAGTACAACTATGTGGAGAGGATAACCCAGCTTCTCCCAGATGTATACAATTCCCAAGAAGCAGAACAAACTAAGATAGAGGATACTTCTTATCAGATGCTCGGAAAGTATCTGTTAGCCGCTAATGAATACACTGAGTTTTTTAATGTAGTAAGCGCTAGCACTCCCGCACTTACGACCCTTTATCCCACAAGTGCTATTAAGCCTTTCTTTCTTCCTGAAAATAAATTAACTAGAGTAAGTCCTCGTGATTTTGAACGAACTGTTCTTTCAAGATTTAATAAAGATTTTGGAAGTTTCAGTAATGAGGATGATTTTAAAAATTATCTGTCCTCGGTAGTTATGCCAGCGACGGTTCTCAATAATCCAACAGGGGAGTTTGTATCAGGTGCATCTGCTGACCCAAGCAATAACTACTCAACTTCTGCAGAAGTAATAACTTCTTTAGTTGATGGGTTAGGGTTGATGTATATGCTCAACACTAATTCACATAGTGCAGCTACAACCCAACTTTCGGCAGTTTTGGTTGATTATGTTACGAGCGCCATGTACTCCCCGATGGGAGAGTTTACTGAGAAGACAGGAGCTGAATGTTTATTTGAATACCTATGGCGCAATAGAGACGATGTTACCTCTTTTAATAGGTATTTACCTACTGCTTTTCAAGATTCGGCTGCCACTGTTTCTTCCTTACGGTATGCTTCTGGAATCCAAGAACTTGATAGGATTAAAACTCTTCTTTCTGTTTGGCTTAATAAAGAAGACGAAGACTCTCCCTTCCTGAGGAACTCGTTAGAAGCCTTAGAGGGCTCCGGTCTTATTTACTCAAAGTTCGATTCCTCAGGACCTTATACAAAGTTTATGAAAGCTGCATCTTGGGCTTTCTATGACTTGGAGATGATTATGGAGAACATGCAAGATTTGTTCGACATAGAACGTTGTCCCCCAGAGTTTCTTGATTACCTCGCTTCTGTTATTGGATGGAAGTTTTTAGGTGATGATGTGTCTCTGTGGAGGGGACAACTTAGACAGGCGGTATACATATACAAATCAACAGGAACCCGACAATCATTAATTAATGCAATCGAAACAGTCTTCCCTAAAGAAGTATCCTCGTTTAATGCCTCTTCTGATATTAGAGAGTGCTGGGAGTCTTATCTTCCTAATTTAATTTATTATACTCTTAAAACCGAGTCTCCTACATGTAAGGACTTTGCTACTTTGTCTAAGTATCTCCAAACACAAGTAGGTAATGTTTCTGGTCTAACCATTAATATAGACCCAAATGACCACGATAAAAATATTAGATTTTCTGTTGATGCAATCTTAGAGTTTATTGATAAAAATACAGACTTCTTAAAGTTTAATGGTAAATCTCTTGCGGATATTTCCAAGGGAGTTGGGTTTGAAGCTAGGGGGGGATATACCTTAGCTGTCCCCCCGTTTGAGTATGATACTTTTTATAAGACAACTCAAATTACAAATGAGGTTCTCTTCTGGTTGCGTAAAGCATTAGAAGGAGACTGCCAGGATAACTTTAGTTTTGGTTTTCAGGTTTCCTCGGGGTGGGTAGGAGAATTAGAAAATTACATTACAAGTTCTACTACATTAGGAACGGAAGAAAGTACTGATTTTTACTTTGGAAATAATAATTTCTTAAAATTCTTTACGTCGGGGAATGCTATTCCTCCTAACTTCTCTTCAGTATTAACTGCCGGACTTAACCAAGAACTCTCCGTTATGGATTATTGGAGTTCAAAGTCCTCCCACCTATACACCCTCCTCCCGGATAATGCATTCTCGGGAAACGAAGCACTTACAGCGAAAGACTTAAGAGGAATCTCTGAAGTAATATACAACTATACTCCCCTTCATACTATCTCACGAATATATGAAGGTACCCCTCTCAGTGGAGATTTATATAAACCAGAATGGCACAATGCGGATTCCCGCATGTGTGCTGTAATTAAAGGTCAACTTCAAGAAGTTGATTCCGTTTCAATGCAGAATCATGTGGTATCCTCGTGGGTAGGAACACAGGGAAGGGGAGGTCTTGCAAAGATTGTAAATAATCCTCTCCCTCCTACGACAACTATAGAGAACAGATATCTCCCTGGAACAAGTGGAAGAAACTTTTTAGATGAGCCTGCCTTACGAGGGGGAACTTGTAGGTTTAATGAAGTGAACAGTGATGGAAACCCCATTATTTATGACCCTGTCAACATATCTGATGTCCCAGACCATGAAGAATATCCTACGTTAAGCGAGAATCAACGTAGAAGTATTAAGATATATGAGGCTGTTCGTAGATATGGGTCTTTTCAAAGTGAGTATACTCCGGATGATTCCGACTCAGATGTCGTTACTTATGGTGTGGATGGTCCTGGAGACCCAGGAAGCGCGTCTGCCCTAGCTGCTTCTTCGTCTGAAACTATTGGAGGTGCTTCTCAATCCGATGCCAGCGTTATATTTATAGACCCCAATTTATTCACAGCGGGTCAAAGGTATAGATTATCTTGTAGATACAACGCGTTAGGGGGAAGTAAAGACGACAAACAAATAAATTTTAGATTAGTTAATGAATGGTACCAGAGCGCGACGACAGTCGTAAACAAAACTCTGGTAGCGAGGGGAGATTCAACTTTAGCTTCCGGACTTGGGTGGCAGTATACTTCTGTAGATTTTGAGGTCCCGGCTGATTTTGTTGTATCTTCGGTTTCTTCTTTAAGTCCTTCATCTATTCTAGGTCCTACCTGTTTCTTTCAATGGTATGTTAACATTAGCGGAAATACTGTAACAAGCAACCCTTCTATTTTAGCTGTTACTGATATTAGATTAGAGCCAGTATTCTGGGAAGAGGCTGAAGGATTAGAACGGAACTCAATGAGGAGAAGAAATTATAGATATCTTCTTAGTGGTTCTGATTACAATAGAGAAGGGAGAGCAGCACCGATATCGAACGCGTTTGTAATGTCCGGAAATCAGGATATACTAGGTGGTGTTGGTGGTGGAAATGTCCAGTACATTCCCAAAGGTTTTAATTTCTCCGGACAAAATTTTATTAGCCCGAAGGCAGAATCATTGAGCGGGGTATACGACCCCTCAAATACTCCATTTATTCAAAACAACGCTATTGCAGCTGAAGCACCTGCAGCCGAGTTTCTTGGGGTTGAGGTTTCGAGCATGTTCCCTTTTAGAGGAATAAAAGAGCTGTTCGATTGTAGTAGCAGTAACGAGAAACGAAAGCAATTTACCAAATCTCCTTCTCAAATATTCTTAGATTACTCTTTGAGAAGAGGACAGAAAGATTATAGTTACCTAAAATTTAACGAAGAGGATATGATTTTCGCAGAGTTTGGGTTGGGTTTTCATCATCTATGGTTAGATTATAAAAACCCCCTTAAGTTTAATTTGAGTATGTCCGGTGGAGGACATGATGCCTTATCTTTTGCCTTTGGTCCTTTACTTTATAATAACACTTTTAATGAACGGAGTATTACGGCGTCCGCTACTGATGACCCAGACCAACATTATGAGTTCTCTGGTCTTAGAGCATATAGAGATGATGAGAGAACCACTTTAAGCTCCCTGCAGTTTAAGAATATTGCGGGAAGTGATGGTATTATTGGAGAATCTTTTCAAGACCCTAATGGCAGATTGATTGCTCCCACACTTAGGGGTTTAAATTTTAGTCAAGGTTATGGGTCTTACAGGAACCTAATTGATAAGATGGACTATGGGGATAATTGTGATGTCTGGGCTAACCAGTCTATTCTGTCTGGTATAGAACTTGTTACTAGAGCTTCAACATCCAACATTGCCGTGTTTAACTATAAGGATTTTACAGATGGGTGTAATCCTTTTCTAACTTCAACTGAGTTGGATAAAAGTCTTACTGTCTTTGGAGGAAAAGAGAATGTAGAAGATAAGGGAAATACCATCAAGGCAAGATTCCCCCTAGTAAGGAATTTTAATCTCCTTCCTAATGGAGATTTTCAAAGACCCCCTGTAGCACAAAAGTCTTTAGATTCCTCTTCTTTATCCGCAGTAGCGAACTGGAGATTAATAGACGCTCATAGAGTTCCTTCCCGCGCAAATGGAGCCGTATCCCCTTCTAATCATGGGTGGGCTGAGGTAAGTAGTGTGGATATAACTTCTTATAGTGCTTTAGAAGGAACTACTCTTAGAGTTGTTCAGTTGTTTTCTGCCTATCATCCGACTCTGGACCGTACTAATATGCAGGCTGCTATACAAACCACCTTTGAAGGTATTGATAGGAGTTCGTTAAATAGTCCTTTGAGACTACTTCCAGGAGAAAACTATGTTGTTAGTTGGACAGCATCTTCTTTTGATGTTACGGCAGGATTAGCCTTTGCGTTATATAATGAAACCCGTGGAGCTTGGTGGTCTCCTGCTGCAGCAAACAGATGGAGAACTACTCCCGCGTTTACTAGGGTTGCTCCTCCTACGACGGATGGCTTCTACTCAGTGTATGAAAATGTAAACATTCCTGTATCCGCGTATATAGATGGAGACGCAAATCACACTACCTTCCAAGCGACTGACCGGTACACATTAACATTAATACCTAAGGCACTCACAAGTACTGCAGCTAAGAACCTAGAAACAATTGCAAGCGCAACTATTACGCATAAGGACTCCAATACCTTATACCCTAACAGAACATACAAAGGAAAAATAACTATTGATTACCTAGATTCACAACTTATGACAGACTATTTAGGAATCCGACTACTCACTTATCCTAAGCCTCTTGAGAAAACTATAGACATGAATATGTTCGTTTATGATTGGAATGGAGTAGGAAGTAGATGGCAACTTTCTAGACCTACTGACTTGCTTAATGATGAGAATATAAAAATAGTTTCTTTGAAACCTTCCGTATCCTTTGTCTCTGGCTCCCCTACAACGAAAGAGGTAGAGTTCGAATTTCATACTTACAATCACAGAGGACCAATTGACCAAGACACTAAACAGTTAATGTCCATTAGTAGAGGTCCGCAGTATGGAAACATACATACTTCTGAAACCGCTTACGCGTTAGAATTTATCCCTGTAATGCCCAAGAGAACTTTTCCTAGTGATGACCTAAGACCTTATATTCGTATGAAGGATATCTCAATTGTTGATACGTCATATAATACTGCGGTAAAAGATTTTACAACAACTGAGGCAAAAAACTTTTTAGAGTACTTTAATACCCTAAGGTTGACGACGGCAACTCGGGATGAAGCTAAGGGAGTTTCCTTAGGAATGGGAACACAGGGAGGTTCGAGAGCGGAGTATTTATTCCCGTTTGGCGGACCTTTTGAATCTACCATAAATTGGGAAGTTAGCGGTTGGACACCATACAGTATTTAAGATGAAGGGCACAGTAGAAGTAATTCAACATAATGCAGGCGGAGGCTCTGAAGTAGTCTATCGTGATGATAACATGATTGTCGATGGAGCTAAGAAGACCATCGTCAATATGCTTACTCATATTCCTACCCCGTCAGGAGCAGCTGATACTCTCAAAACCCCTGACCAAAATGTCTTCTATTTGGGTTCTAACATTGTTGCTCAAAACAATATTAACAATGCCTTCTTTAATACCAGTTCTTTTCTTTCCTCTACTTCAAATACTGGCTCTACACCTGGTTGGAAAAGACCACCACTAGATTCGAATGGTAATGTAATTTCTGATGTATATTGGGCTAAACAGCGAGCCAACGACCCTGTTGCTCTGGAGTGGAGTTCTACAGGAGAGCAAGGAGAGGGCTTTTTGCAAGTTAGTGGTGGACCTCCTGCAGGGGGTGAGGGTGTATCCGAGTGGATGGGAGCAACTTTAGCATTAAGCAGTGTTAGTTGTCCCTCCGGATACTATTACTATGTACAGTGTGACGTACGTAACGGAGATGGCTCAGTAGCTGATAAGAGAATTTTTCTCAGTCAAGTCGATAATAGTGATGTCAATACAAGTGGGGTTTTGCTTGCAGCTAGTTCTGATGCAGGGTGGGAAACTAATGATTGGTTTACAGTTAGTGCTGTTTATGATTTTAGAACACCCGCCACTGCAGATGTTTTACTTATGGTACTAAGAGGTTATATTTTTCAAGGATTGGCATCTGAACTAACGAGTGAAATATATTTGGATAATGTAATTGTGCGACGCATGAACCCAGATAAACCTCCTGGAGTAGACGAAATAGGAGACTATCAAATTAAAGCCATGACCCTAGGCTCAGCTGAGCAGAACTTTGATGCGCATGAATCTAGATACGGAGCTCAAAATGTTTACACAGACACGAGCTCCCAGTATTTGTATATGAGTGGATTGAGTTCTACTGTTTTTGCTCTGGCTCCTCCAGTACCAAACCGTATTTTAGACGAGACAGGAAACAAAGGAAATACCGTTAATAATGGTCAACTAGAATACCGTTCTGTTATAAGAGATACTCTTTCTTTTAGGGAACCTTCTCAGATAGAAGGTAGTCCTGAGATAAAATATTCCTATACTAACTCGGAAGGGGAAGAAGTTTCCGCAATTCATATTAATAAAAAGTTCGGGCAGGATTATGTCGTAATGGAAGCTCCTCTAGAGTCTCCTCTAGAAAGACCCATATCTTTAATTTTTAAAGGGGAAGCAACTATACCTTTAGAAGTTTCTTTGGTTAAGAGGTCTTTCCCTTTGGGAGTCCCGTTCGCTATTACACCTGAAATAACAGAATATTATAATTTTGAAACTAAAACGTTTACACAATGGGAAAGTACGACGGAAGTAAAACTGCAGCCCAAAGGAGCTCCCAGAGTTGATTATGACCCTATATTAGACCGCCTGCCCAAAGGACTTGAGCAATTTAATAGTGAGTTTTCCCTTCGTGTTGTTGTTCCGAGACGTAATTTATATGAAAAAGGTTTTGTTGCTATTGAGGAAGTTTCAGTGGAAGATACCTCTAAGTATTCATTAGGCAATCCCACCTTTTTAAACAAGGACAGCTTTTTATTAAATAGTTCATTTACTGATTATAGATACTTAGACAGCGTACCTGATTACTTAGCGTCCGCACTCAAGCTAGTAGATTTTGGCGCATGGGAGGAAGAAAATCCAATTTCGAATTCTCAAAATGTAATAGATGAAATTAGTTCTATTGGTTCTCTTACTTTGTATGAGGGCATAACTGGAGACAAGGGGGTAACCCTTCAAGCTTCCTGTCCTGCCTCCGTAGACCCAAGTGGTGCTGCTGCTATTTCTCAACGTTTTTCTGTTCCTTCCCATGCTAGAAACTGGTTCGTAGAGTTAGGTAATAATCCTTATATTAATTCTAATGGAATGCATACCCCGCACTTAGTTTTGTCTATGGATGTATACACGGCATCTTCGGACGCTGATGGAATTGTAGTTTCCTTGGAAAATGAAACCGCTGAAAGCTATTACTCCTTCCAGGATATTGCGGCTTCTTCTATTGATGGAAATGTATGGGGGACAAACTCCCCTCTTGTAATTAGTGAATTACAGGGCAACGCCGTTTCTGGGGAGTTCGTTTCTATCTCTCATATTGTAAATTTACCTGCGTCATTTGTAAATGATTCTTTTAGATTAAAAATCACAGCTTTAGGATGTAGAGATGGTTCCATGGCAAAGTATACTGTAAAGAATGTTAATATGGGAATGCTTCGAGATTGGAGCTATGCACACCAAGGAATTAATAATTCTGCTGCGAATAAATCTACTCTAGTTCTTCCTCCCCCTATGATGGGGAGCGGCATTATTTTTAGTTCCGTCAGTGAAGTTACTGATGCACAAGCAGTCAACGGAAGAAGTTTTGAGGGACTTACCTATATTGGACAAACTTTCTCTAATATAGACCCGAAGAAAAAATATAATTTAATTATCGACGCAGAAAAAATGTCTCCTAGCGGAAGTGCGTCCTTAGGATTATCCTTTTTCCATAGTGATTATGCTAACGGGCAAAGTGAGCAAGGGGATGTTATGAAACTATGTGGTCTTCAGAGTGAGCATCTTACTACAACTCTAGGAAAGAATCAGGGTAAACTTTATAAGGGGTATAATATATTTCTTAATTCCTCTTCCTCCAAAACAGGGGTTGCTTCCTTTAGAGACTTGTCGGTAAACGACCCCGATTACCACAATAGGTATGACAGGGCTGTTCACTTTAGGTCTCCCGTTATTCCTGGTAACTCACAGGACTTATATGTGCCTGTTTCTCAAAATTCTAAATATGAGATTTCCGTGGATAGTGCGCGAAGACAAGTATCAGCAGGCTACTTCGAATTCGCAGAGGAAGGGGATATTACTGACCTTAGGGACATCTATTGCTCTTTCCACATATGGGGAGGGGAGACTAAATTTACATATAATTTTTCTACTAAACAGTGGGTTTCTTTACCAAATGGGATATGGGGGTCTGGTAACGGAAACTACAAAGATAATGCTTTCCTATTAAATGATGTTAAACTACCCCCAAGACGTCCTATTGGTTGGTCTCCTGAGGACTTAGAACCTCAGATAACTGAAGCGACAATATACACCCCTAATGCGGGCACTGGAACACAGTATAACACAAACGAAGATGGAACTCTCAATATTACATTTGAGCTTTTCTATATGACTGACAGTATGGAAGAAGGCTATTCGTTCCCCACTTATGATTCACACAAGATAGGATACCAACAACTATACATTAGGGACTTTAGCATGGTAGGCAACTATCCTGTCACATGGAGCCTTGACGCCCATTTTTCCTATAGAAGAGGGAACCCAGTAGAGGAAAGGCAACCCCGAACGTTCTTTTACGATTGGGACGGTACATGGACAAAAATAGGAAGTACTGGTACCGATTTCTATCAGGTTTCTCCTTGGAGTTTTTTAAGTGGAACAGATGTAGTGGGTATCCCGTCCATTGATATGACGTCTTCAGGTAATAACCAAATATGCATTCCTATTTATGGAATGGATACCCTAATGGGAAGTATTGGTCCGCACAGCTACCTTCATGCTTTTGATTGTTCAGGAGGTGCCACAAAGAACAGCACGTACAGTTTATTCTTAATGCACAACCAAGGCTGTTCAATTCAAGTTAACTCAGTATCCTTGGTGGATGCAAGTTTAGGTGCCTATGGGGGACCCGTCCTATCCAGTGAAACCCAAATAACCACATCCGAAAATACAGGAGCTTCCAGAGTTCCCGACAATCTTGTTGGTGGGTGGCATTCACATTTTGTAAGTTCTATTGAAGGGGCACCCGTGCCTAACATATATGTTAGAGACTTATCAGGGTATCAGTTTTTAGCTGTTTCTGGTTCTCCTAGTGTTCCATACCAAGCTCCCACTGTTGCGTACTCTCAGTACGTATCGGAATTAGGACTAACAAATGAAAATATTTCCATCTCGGTGGACCAAATGGGAGTCACGGACGCGTTGTTTAAGTGTGTTCAATTATATAACAGTAAAACAAAGCAGCGTCAAATATGGGATATGGATACCCAAACTTGGACTAGAGATAACGGTAACTACCCGTTTAGTTTAAGTAAGTATCGGAACAGAACAAAGCCCTTTAGAGTCCCTAACGAGGATAGAAAAACTTATTATCCCGCTATTGATTGGACTACAAGTGGAATAACTGTTCCTATATGGAACTCTCCTGACCCCGACCCAAGAATTCTTACGGTTATGTTCAGGCAGGGAGGCGGTGATTATGGGCAGTACTACCTGAGGAACTTACGTTTTTACAGTAATTATACCAACATGGAAACAAGTTCGGTTTATCCTCAATTCCCTAATCCCGAAGATACAGGAATTCAACCTGAGAAACCGGGAACTCCGGGAAAGCTTGGGCATTTCTTAAACCATGTAGAGTTCTATACTTCTGGAAGTACTTTCACGGGGGATAAAACCTTTGAAGAAGCTTTAGTTAATGGATGCTATCCTCCTGCGGAAGGGGTTCTATACTTCTCAGGAGCCGGAGGACACGTTGATGATACTCCTACACGACTGTATGGAAACCTAAACAGGTTCTCTGTTATTACTCCCAATGGATATATTCTAGAACAACAAAGAATGCCTTATGGTAAGAGCACGTTGTTTGATTCTAGCTGTGGCTTCGTCATGGACCCAGCTTATAATGATGTATACTTCTCTTCAGTCGCTCATGATACTGACCAGTATGGTGTCTTCTACTTAACTGATAATCTTATGTCTGTTTCTTCTGCAGATGTTATGGGCAGCAACGGAAACTTTGAAGGAGGGTATTTAATTAGTGGAACCGCAGCTGAACATGATGGAGCTAACCAGTGGAGTGATGCTATGATTGATAGGGATTGTGACGTATTCTTTTCCTCCATCACCTCAGGCGTAAACCCTAATACGGGAAAGGGACAGGACTGGGCATACGCATCTCGTGCAGGTGACTCACGATGGTCTCTTGTGGTATCCGCAGATGATGATGGTCTGCCTGCGAATTGGAAAGGTCCTAACTACACCTTTAACCAGTGGACAGCTCCTAGCGGATATCATTACTTAGCTAAGCAGGATGTTCAGTATATGGGAGGAAGTGGGTTAGACCAAGCTTTCCACATTAAGGAACAATCTGATTCAACGGGGGATATAACTTTCTTGAATCTAGCTTCACAGGAGGAAATGGAGTGGTTAGAAAATCATCAGCCTAATGAATTTTCCTCAGTTAGTGCTGTAGGTTGGTATGGAGACGCAGTTGGAGCAGCGGGTTACACAGATGGGCATCTTATGTGGATGAACTTCGCTTACGATACCGCCTCTGCCCCAGAAAATCCTACGTCTTCCGTAGTGGCTATTGATAATCTCTCCCTTAAAAGATGTTGTGGTCCTGGAGATGATATGGCACAACCCCGCGTAAGATACGCACTTACTCTCTCTAGGGATGAGTGGGAACTCCTAGACAAGATGTATGGAGGTATTGAGGCTGTTGGACTTCATACAATGAATCTAATAGAAACAGCCAAGAAGAGAGGAAGTGAGCGAGGTCTGGCTATCCCACCTTACTTAACATCTGGTACTCAGTACCCGTTCAGCAGCACTATGACGTTTGGAGACCTCCCTACACAGTTTCCTATGGAAGGAGCTAATAGAAGTGGTCAAAAAGAACCCGGCTCTGAAAGTATTAATTCCATGTGTTTACGCGCAAGGGAATTACCTGTAGCAGCAAACAACTCTAAAAGTATTTCTAGATTGTTTCATACCTCATTTGGGTATCCCGCTATTGACCCCTTAGGATGGGCATCTGGAGTTGGTGATTCTGTTACCTTATCATTTAAGTATAAAGTTGTAGACGACCCTGCTACTATAGGAATACCTACGGCGTACATCTCATCCCCTCATTTTGGAAAGATTGAATTAGGAGGAACAAAAGGTGTATGGCAGAGTGGAAATAAAACATTTTCTATTGCCGCATCTGGTGTAGGAAAAAATACTGTTGTGTGGTCTTTTGCTCAAGGAGTAGACCAGTCTCTGGCAGGACAAAATGAGATTAGATTAGATGATGTTAAACTTACTAATAATACCAACCCTCCTCCTGGAGGTGGAGCTATAGCAGACTATAACTTTGGATTCAGAGATAACCCTACTTCTGTTGCTGGATATGATAGTAATGATGTAAGCGCATTCAGTACTGATTGGAGAACTCCTAACTACATGCATGTAGATAGAATGTACGATGGAGCATGGTATCAAAGTAGCCTATATAATGTTAATCAGTTAACATTGTGGGAACCTGAATTTGATTTATTCGCCAAAAAAGTATTTTTCCCAGGAGGATTAAAACTCGGTGATAACTCGGATAAACTAACTATAATATGGACACTGTATTTCTAGCATGAATTTTAACGACTATTGTGATTATAAAGGACACCTTGAAGTTTGGAAAATTTTTCCAGACGGCTCTGAGGCATTACATTTTGAAGACGCCAACGTGGTCTGTAGTGGCATGGGAGCTTCTTTAGCTCTAGCCTTTGGTGCTTCCGCCACCTCTGACCTTCAAAATTTTCAAGTAACTTTGTTTCAGGTAGGTACGGGAGGCGCCACTAATTTACAAGTTTCTAGTAATGGATGGTTAGGAACTCCGTTAACTAAGAGCCAGTACGGAGCCTCTATTAATACTGTAGAGCAGAGTCTTATTGCCTCTGGAATTGAGTATAGAAATCAAGCATTTGGTGTTCTCTCTAACGCGTACATCGATAAAGTTTCTGAAACTAAGGTTAGATGGCGTATCATATTAGACGAAAATACTGCTAATAGTCAGATACTTAATGAGATTGGTATTTTTAGTCGTAATCCCCACCAAACTACAATAGGTAAATCCTATTTGTGTGCATATCGAAAGTTTGCTGTCATCACTAAGACGTCGGACTTTATTCTTGATTTTAGATGGACAATTGAATTCTAATGGCTGACCCAAACATAAATGATTTTAGCTCTACTGGAGGAAATAACGTTCTTAATAGAACGTTCGATGAGAGCTTTTTATTCGACGCAAGTACCTTCTATAACTGGGAACAGGATAACGTACCCTTAGCTAAGCTTATCTCGAGAACAAACCTGCTGCATCAATATGCAGGTTATCCAGGAGAAGAGTTTAAGCCCACTACAATGACGCTTTCATCTACTGCAGATGAAGCCAATGGAATCTATGATAACATGGATGATATTATTGCTCGCATCCCTAACAGATTATCGTTTCCTCTTCTTATTGAATTATGTGATTATGGAGATTTAGGTAAGCTAGTTATTAACGATGTTACTACAGTTGGACAGGGACAATTAGAAATTAGAAACCAGAACTATGGCTTTGGTGCGTCTGCGGTTACTAAAACGGTTTCCGCTATTCCTACTTTAGGTGGAGCTTTTTCCGCCGCCAAACTTGGTGACCAAATAACGAACCCTTCAGGAACAACACTTGCCTTTAGCGCTCTTTGTAAGATTCATACGCCTAACACTGCAAGTTCCCTTCAAGGAAGCATTACGGCTGCTTCTTCTGTAAGATTAGGAGAGGTTTTCTACAACCAAACTGCTCTCGAACAACAAGACCCCATAACAAAAAATTATTTTACTACAGTCTTTGCACAGAAGTGCCCAGACACTAATAACGAAACCGATAAGTTATACTTCTCTAAAGGAGTAGCTATGGCAGCCAATGAGGTAGGCATACACCCTTACACTCGCGGACAGGATAATACTATTGTTAGTGGTACTGTAGTAACTAGAACTGATTTTGCTCCTAGAACCGAGTCTGGATATGGAGAAAACTTAGAAATTCGTCGTGTTCAATTAGATGATGATAATGAAGACGCTGCAACATATGGAAAGAACAGATTATCCGTAGCGCTTTATGGAAACTATTTCCGAGGTGTAACTGTTAAGAATTGTAATGGAGATATTAAATTTACCAACATCTGTGTTGATGGAGCGAGTGGAA